ACCTCTTACGATATCTCTTGCCTGCTTTGAAAACTCAGGGTCAGGGTCGAAGAATGTGCTCATATATTGCATTTTCTCCATCAACCCACCGAAGTAACTAAGTTGAGTTTCCATTATTTTAACTTGCTCATCTACGTTCATGTTATTTCCTTATTTGCACCGGCCGATTAAAGCCGGTGGGGTTTTATTTAAACCTTAAACTTCTTCGGCGTTTTCTGTTACGTCGAATATGTTTTCGATTACAGGGTTTTCGCATTCCCAATGGTGGCGAATAGTGTTATCACCAGTTTTCAAGCAAACAACTAAAACGCCTTGCTCACCACCTTCAAATTGATTATCTAAAACATCAATTACGCAAGCTCTAAACGCTTCTTTACCATCTGGATACACATCTAAAATTTGACCTTTCATAATACTTTCCTCTTGTTATGTTTTATTGATTAATTTAATTTGTGTTAACTTCGTTTTACGCTGCCATACATCGCCGTCAATCCATTTACAGCCCATCTTGATATAGCGATATACCTGAGTTCTAGTTTTGTTGATTGACTTGGCAAACGCTCGCTTACTGCCGTTGTGGTTTTCTTTTATGTGTTGCTCTAAATCCATACTGCCACCTTAGAGATAAAATAAGTTAATGCGCTTATTGCAATGGCGACATATTCAGCCATGTAAAAATAACGCTCTGCTTTGTGATTATCATCCATTCTGGTCATGATTCGGTGTCCTTTTCTTGATTGTTTCGCTTCGATATAACTACCTTATATTACATTTATGACACATGCAACGCTTTTGTTATATTTTGGCAATAAAAAGCCACCGATTAAAGTGGCTTTTTATTTTCTGTATTAATTCAATTTTTATAAGTTGTTAGTTACGCCAACCAACTTCAATACGTTCAATAGGCAATGATTTAGCAACGCTGTTATACGTTGAAGGCTCTGCGCTATTATCATCTGCATTAAAGTCCAAACTTCGGATTTGGGCCAGTGTGACCGCCGTAAAGATCGTTTTGTTATTTGCGCCCTCCAAAGCCCATGATTTTTCTTCGGTAAACTCAAAGTTACTATCAATAAAAACTTTTGAATTTACAGCTAAAACACCATCGCTTTGAATCATAGTTGCGCTTACTGACACTGACAATAATAAACCAGTAATAGCAAGAGCTAAGAATCTAAGCTTTTTCAATTTATTCTCCTATCAAGTTAATTGGGATATCCTTTACTTGAATTATTATCATAGCTTTATTTAAAATAAAAAACCAGCCGTTAAGCTGGTTAGTTATTTATATCAACTCTATTTATCAACAGTCTCAATATAAATTTGCGAGTTACGCTTGGGACCACCTCCTATAGTAGAGATTCCCTGTCGGGGTTTATTCTTTGTCCGCCTTCTTTTTCATTAGTTCCATTTCAAGTTCTGATTTCTTCATGTCGAGTGCGGCCTTTTTCATATCCATTCGTAGTTTTAGAGCAAACATAACGCCACCAGTCATTGATATCAATAGAGCGGTGTCTGTCATACCCCATGTATCAATCATCTCTATCAATCCAGCCTCCACACTCGCTGTTATTCCCACGGTCGCTGCAATTGAACCTAAGCCCACACGATTCACAATCGCGTCTGCCAGCTCCGTTGTTGGCTGAAATATCACATCTAATAGGTTTAGTATTTTCAATGTGCGCCGCCCTTAGTATCTTTGCGGCGATCCATATCGCAAGTATAGCGAATATTATCAGCAAACCGAGGCCAATATAAACCATCGAGGGAGCTCACTATTCTTTGAGGAGTGGCGGAAACTAGCATGATAAGGGCCGACATAATAAACGTGAACGCCTGGTAGTAATCCCTAAACACAGCTAGCGGTAAAAAATCAAGTGATACTATATAATATTGATAACTGTACATTAAAACGGAAAATATTGCAGTAAACACTATCGAAAGGAATAAAATAGAGCACACCCACCTTGATTTGATGTAGTGCACTCTACTAGATTGGAATAAATACATGAAGATTATATCGACCAGGATTAAGCTAACTAGACATTGCCAGGTAGTGAACTCGTAAGACTGATCAACTAAGTAACTAAACAACCAGCTAATTCCACCTAAAAATATAGCTAACATTATGCAAACCTCCCCGACTGATCTCGCTTTCTTTTAACGCTCGGTTGCTTTGCGCGTGGCGGCATTCTTACTTTTCCACCGCCACTACCGGCCGCAACTTTGATTGATTTGGGTTTCTTAGCCATGTTAACTCAATTGATTATGAATTAACCCATAATAGCACAGAACAGAATCACAGCCAAAATAGGTGATATAGCTAGGCAAAAGTAGTTTTCGCCAATGCTTAAATCGTCTTTTTGTACGTTTCTAATTAACATGTTATTTCCCCTGCTTGGTGTTGGCGTAGTTAACCCCAAAGCTAGCGCTGACTATCACGCCGAAAAGTGTGGTAATCGGAACAAACAAATCAGTGACCTTGGTGGTTGCTATAGCTATTGATTTTACATCACCAAGACCAAAGCTCTCACAAATCAATAATATCAAAGCAACCACTATGTACAAAGTATATAAGCTGGTAATTCTGTTGGATAAATCTCGACGCATTAAGCCATTGGGGTCAAGCGTCTTAACCATAAGCACCTTAGCTTCTGCACTTTCTAAGTCAGTCTCAATCCATTCGGATGCGATATTCTCAATTGACTTGACCACGCCCCCGCCTGAGAAAATACTTTTAATTGCACCCCACATATTACCACCTCGCCTTATTCGATCTGCTATCAACATGCGTAAACGTTTTGTAGCGGCCAATGCCGTAGCTATCAGGATATTTGCCGGTTAAATAACTATAAACGCCCATCGGTGATATGTCGTCAACTGTTATGTCAGCGGCCTTACCGGTTAAATGCTGGCTGTTTTTTGCGCCACCAACGCGAGCGTTATCTTTCTCGCAACGACACGCAGAATTGACTCTTACGGGGCGCTGAAATTTTTCTCGCAAATCTTCAAGTATTGCCATTAGCTCGGCGTCGACTGTATTAAATCCGCAATTGTCTTTGCAGGCGAATTCTTTTCGGTCAAAATGTTTTGATAATTTACTCATCATCTTCTCCAAATTTTTTAACTAAACATATAACTAAAACAGCGCCAATACCCAGTATAGATACTGCGCCAACGGTTAAAGCTAGTGCGTAACCTACTATCTCAAAGTTAGTCAGCATAATCCTTTGCCTCCTCTGGTTTATCCTGCGTGTAATAGATAGGATTTGTGTCTGTGATTATAGCATGGGCAAGTACAAGGGTATTCAATATAACCAGCGAGTGCGTATTGGTTAAATATAGCTGGCTTTCTTCTGTCTCGGCTATTAGGTCGGCCAATTTTACGATATTTAGTTTATGGTTTGTCATGTTAGTTCCTTTGCGCCCGTAGGCGCGTTAAAAGTTAGTCTTTATCTTTGTCACCGGATATGCGGGTGGCAATTGCGCTGGTGAATAACCCGTCGAGTAGGCATACATCAAGAACAACACCGATTACGATAAACCAACCCAGCTCGCTAAAAAATTCTGCCCAATTCATTTTATTCTCCGTTTTACATCAGTTAAGTGATTTGTTAAACTTGGCCCAATCCAGCTCTTTTACCGCCTCGATCTTCCCAGCGATAACATTCAACTTTATTATATCTCGGTTTAGATTGGACTGAGCAACCCCGTTTATCTTTGCGCTTTGGCTAATTGAGAAGCCCCGAGTTAAGTGATCAATGATTGCTTGTTGCATATCCTCACTATCCATTTTGGTGAAGCTGATAATTATCTCTACGCGCTCTTTGGGCTCATGACCTTGGATTAGGAATTTCATATTACCCACCAATAACCTCTAAGTGATCAACGCAAACGCCACCCGATTTGTCGGTAACTTTAATAACAATGTCACCGTGGCCAAGCTCCCAAGGTTCCGAATTAATCTCATGCTCAGAGAATTTATCAAAACCCATTATTGGGTAATATTTAACTTTGGTGCCTACTGGGAATTTTTTGTTTACTTGTTCAATGCTCATATCGTTCTCGCTTCTACTTGTTAAGTTGGCTTACCCATAATAGTAAGCTTTGTTTATTGTTTTGTATCTACGACCTTCGTCTATGCCGCGCGGTTAACGCGGCGGTTGTTGGTTAGCCCCAGCTATCAAAGTCGGCTGGCATCTCGCTTTGTGGCACCTCTTGCTGAAAGCCCATATTACCGCCTTGAGGCTTGCGAGAATCTTTATCCTTTAGCGTGCTAACTATCTTATCAACCGTAACCGCCGGCTTATTACCCATGAGTTCCAGTAGAGTTTTTCGCGTGCCGTGGTGGAAGGCCATTTTAATATCAAAGCTGTAACCATCCGATCCATCACTCTTAGTTGTTAGCTCTTTTTGCAATATCAGGCCGATTTCGCGACCTTCAAACTCGGGAACGGTTAAAACAGTGCCGCCGCTGTAATCTTTCTTGCCAGTGTCCACCCCAGTTATTTGATTAATTTGCAATAGCCCCATGATTGCTTGAATCATGTTTTTACCCATAGGGTTTACTGACCCATCTTTTTTGGTGTGGTACAAAGATAAAAACTGAGCCTTACCATCTGGACTGTTAAGAGTAAATTCGATACCTGCCGCGTTACTAGCCTTGGTGAATGAAAAAGCTTCAAGAGTGCCAATGTAGGCTCCTGATTCTGTAATGCCCATTGATGAGCCTGCTTGAACCGCTTCTTCTTTGTTGAATGTCATTAATACTGTCATAGTTATACTCCGTAATATTCGTTAATTGCGTTAGTTGTAATAAGTAAATCGTTTTCAATTTGGTCTGATTCAAACATTTCTTCGGGCGTTTTTACACAGTCCATCCCGCTGGTTTTCGTTGTAAAAAAGTGTCGACCGTCTGATGACATGCAGCGCAACACGATGCTAAATAAGCCCTCAAGGCATACTTGGCTACTAATCATCTTGCCAACTGTTTTGGCTGTCACCTTGCCTTGATCGTTTTCTTCTGTGTGCGTCATAAAGTAAACAATCAGATCGCTTTCACAGTTTGCGATGGTGGTTATTAAGTCAACATAACCCTTCGCCATATCGGTAAATTTACGAAAGCCCGTTTCATCACTGCGCCGTAAAGACTCGTTAAGCATGATGTATTGAGCATCATCAATAATTACTTGCTTAATGCCTTTCTTGTGGGCGTTTATGCAAATCATCTTTATTACATTGTAATCATCAGTTCGAAGGACGGAGCCCGTTTTATTTTTCATATCGAACTTATCCCAGCCTTTAGCGCGAAATGGTAACGGCTTTTTAATTGGCTGAATCAATATTGTTTCACTTGGGTTAAGGTTCTTAAGAGAGCGAGTTTTACCGCTTCCGCTTTCACCTAATACCATCACTGGATAGCTCATAATAAACTCCTTATTCGTGCCTTGAGCCCTTCGGATAAACCATTTCGCTAGTCAATTTCTTAACTTTGATAGCTTCGATATTCTGATTTCGTAGCTTGGCCATTAACTCGCGGTGCCTTTGATCTGAATCAACTCTCGCTTGCACTCTAGCTTGATGCCTTAACGCTGAATTTTTGGCGCTAACTTTATCGCCTAGCGTTTCATGCTGCACCATTTGCTCGATGGCTCCGGCAACTGCCAGCTCGTTAGTTGCGTAACATTTGCGAGATAGTAGGCTATCCATTATTCATTAACCTCAGCGTTAAGAGTTGAAAGAATATCATCAGGATCATGATATTTGTTTTCAAGGCAAAGCAAATCATTCTTGCGGCATTGAATGGCGTGAAGCGCTGCCAGGTGTGCTTTAATTAATGAAGCTTCTTTCTTGTCGAGCATTTCAATCTCGGCCTCTACCGGGTCTTTAGTTGGCGCTTTAAGCGTTACAACCTGAGAGCCTAAAAGCACGTGACCATGTTCTGACATGTCGCAGGTAAACACGCAGAAATTTTCGTTATAATGGGCAGCATGAATAAATAATTCCACTTCGAATGTTTCTTTCTTGTCGTTGTTCATGTTAGTCACCTTAATTATTTTTGTTTAAACGTTTTTGATGCTTTAAAGCTTACCACTTTAACCATCCATTGCAATAGCTTTATCAAATTAATTTAAATATAGTAGAATTTGACAATATACATATATAAGTGTAATTTAAACCCATCAACCACACATTAGGAATTAAAATGGAAAGCAGAGAGTTAAAACGAGTCATCCAGGAAGCAACAGAAGACGCTGGCATGGGCGGAGTAATGGAACTAACCAAAGCATGCGACATTAGTTATGAGCGGGTATCTAGAGTTTACCGCGGCGATACATCAGCCAAGGTTTCAGATGTTGCTCATGTTGCCAAGGTTCTTGGCTTTAAAATTAAATTCATTAAGGAAGGCGGCGCATCATGAACAAGCGCGGCGAAATAACTTACAAAGACCAGTTTACGAAGTGGATCCCTAAGTTGCTAGTTACTGGCGGACCAATGAACGCCTTCAATCAAACACGTGAAGAAAAGCAAGCAAAGTCAGTAGCTAACCAATCAATCAAAAAATCACTGGAGCAATAAAATGGCAGATTTCGCAATAAACTTAACCAAGAACAAGAAGTCTCGAATCAGCAAGAAAGATTCTCAAAGCCTGGCTGATAAATCACTCAAACGCATTCACGAAGCTAACAAGTCGATCAAAACTAAAATTAGCTGTGAGATGCATAAGCGCATTGTTAAGGCTGAAAACGCGGCTTTGCTACGTGAAGATCTTAAAGAAATATGGGACTAAATCATGCCCAAACCTAAGCGCAAGCACACATTTGGGTATTACAATATAGTCTTTGAGCGTTGTGGCGAGAAAAGCACAGCGCGTTCAATGACCACCCCTATGCGAATGAATAAAAACCAGCTCGTCAAATCGGGCAGAACTAACACACATTGAGGAATGACAAAAATGAACTCTAACGAAAGATTCGAATACATGGCCGCTAAGTTTTACAAAGAAACTGGAATGATGTCGCCAGGAAAAGATGATTGCTTGATGAGTCATGATTATGACGAAAGAATTAAAAAGTGGTCAGAATGGTTGGAGCTGTTTTACGCAGATATGTTTGATAATAACTCAAAAGATAAATGGATAAGCGTTGAAGACGAACTTCCTGAAGAAATAGGGCGTTACTGGTGTTATCTTGAAGAGCAAAACGACTTAGGTAAATCTCACTACCAATGGAATTGCGGTTTTAATGGCGACGTCTTTAGCCCTGACGTAGGAAGCAAGGTAACCCACTGGCAGCCACTACCAACACCACCACTAAACTATGACCGATAAAGGGGAAGAATGATGTTAGACGAAAAACGATTAATTGAAGTTTGCGACCAATGTGGTTGCGCTAGCTGTTATCACGGTGAATTTATGTGCTGGGAATCTAAGCACGCCGGCACCGAAAAGAAAACAGTAGCACAGTTAAACGAAGCAGATTTAGAAGATAAGCACCACTATTCGAAAGAAAACATCAAAAAAGTATATGGTGAAGAAACGCCACACGGATACCAAGTCTAGCCCACCAAACCAATTGCCCGCTTGTCGGGCTTTTTTACGGCCAAAATAAATCAATCAAAGTGTTGACGTACATACACAACGTGCGTACACTTAATTAAGTTAATCAATAAGGAATTACCATGGCACTTACAAAAATGAAGCCGCTAAACGTTAGATTTAGCAACAAAACAAAAGCAGAGATAAAAACCATCGCAGAAAAAACGGGGCTAAGTGAATCGGTCGTGGCAAGAGCGGCGCTAAACAGGGGGTTAAATAGATTTTCCTCAATCATTCAGCTAGAAAGTATGGAAGAGTGTGTTGATGTAATTTCGACTTACGAACCGTTTTACAACGCATAAAAAACCCCTGCTCGAACAGGGGCAAACTAAAAGCAACGAGGTGATTATATCATGGAAATACCAAAGTTTTTGATTGAAATGTCTGAGCAGATGAATACTCAAGACAACCGAATCACAGCAGACCCGATATGGCAAGTTCGATGTAAAAGAACAAGAGTTACCGACAGCGGATACAGCGACAGGTTTGAAATAATAGATAACGATGAAGGATCTCGCGTAGCGTGCAGCGAGTTTGGCGATGAAATAAACGAGCAAATAGTTAGCTATCTAGACTGTGACGCTAACGACTTACCCGTAATATTTGAGGCATGGGTAGATGGTGATAGTGGCAATGAAGAAATGACCGGCGAAGAAAAGATAGAGTATTTCATTGAAAGTTTCGACTGCCACTGGGACTCAATCGATGGGTTTTCCTTGATATGGGTTGAGGAATATGAAGATATCGTAAAAAGCGCCTTTTTAACTGAGTCTGATGCCAACTGGTTTATCAACCGAAAGCAGCACGACTACCCGAAACTATATACTTACGTGGCATCCATGTATCTATGCCCTCAAATGATCGAGCTTCGGGCATGGATTATGTCGTTAACCAAGGAGTCAAATTAATGTCAGTAACTAAAACAATGAAAGCAAAGTTAAGGTTTACAATGCCAAACAGTTGCTGGTACTGCGGAGCTAAAGACCCGTCAACGATTGATCATGTAGTGCCAATTGTTAGTGGCGGCGATGACAGCTTGGATAATCTGGTTCTATCATGTAAGGCTTGCAACTCAAGCAAGCGAGCGTTAAGCGTTGATCAGTTTGCATTCCAATGCTCATGGAAAAAAACAGATTACAGCGCGATTATAAACTCCACTGACGCATTCAGACTAATGAGTATAGGCGTTAAATTTGATGGATTTATTAACGATCATAAATTCTGGTTTGAGGTGGGTACCCAATGGCAATAAAGAAAATAAAAGGCCTTGAGTCGGAATTCTCGATATTCCCAAACTCAACTCTAAACGCGCACCTATCTTGGGGGGCTAAAGGCTTGCTGGCTTACCTATGCTCAAAGCCTGACGATTGGAGCGTGTCAGTTCAGCAGTTAGTTAATCACTCAAAGTTAAGCGTTAAGCCAACAGGCCGTGATGGAACTTACACTTTAATAAATGAGTTAATGGCAAAAGGTTACATGCAAAGAACTCAAAATAATGAAAGCGGAAAGTTCTCAACTACTGATTATGAGGTGTCACCGTTACCGCTTACGGATTCGCCGTATACGGTTGAGCCGCTTACGGCAAATCCGACACTACAAAGTACTGAATTAAACAAAGTACAGAGTAATACAAATATATTGTGCGAAGAGTCTTTTCAGATATTTTATTCAGCTGGCTTGCCAAAGAAAAATCCGCAAGGAGCAAGAAAAAGTTTTTCATCGCTAATCAAAAAAATTAAGTGCGATCCAATGGAGCTTGCGGAAACCTTAAAGCAGGATATTGAGTACAGATTGTCAACTGGTGAGTTTGGCTTTAACAAACTTCATCCAGCAACCTATTTAAATAAAGAACGGTGGTTAGATGAATATGAAACAGCCAAACCAAGTAACAATGGATACAATCAAGAAGGCCGTAAACTCTCAGCGTCAGAGCGCATCAGAGCATCAAACGAACTCAAATACGGAAGTCAGCAGCCAAGCAGCGGATTGGGTATGGCAGCAGATGGCGGAGATATACGAGAGCCAATGGATCAGGGAGAATGGAGAGAAGCCCTCCCGCATGTGGAAGATCGCTCTTAATAAACAAACTCAAGCCGAAGTTAAGGGCGCTGTTGCTGAAGTATTAAATCAGGCAATCACATGGCCCCCTAACTTACCTAAGTTCATTGAGCTATGCCAAGGGCCGCAAATTGACACCGACGATGCATTTAACCGCATGATCGACCGTAAGTCATGCAATGGTATTGCTGAGTACGAAACGCGCCAAGAGGTCGGTTTTAGATGCAAGCAACAGCTATCAGAAGAAAAGGCCAGGGCGTTATTTAAAAAGGTGCTCACTAGAAACATTCAGCGCGTTAAAAATGGTGAGTTAATCGAGCATGATATTAACCCTGTTCAGATAACTAGCCCTGAAGCTTTCCGCGAAACCGAATTACCATTGCAGCGAAATATTAGGCTAGATGCTGAAATTGCAATTATGCAGGCTAATAACTGCCCGTTAATCGGTCACTGGAAGAAACGTTATTTAGAAACCAAGGGTGAATGACATGAACATTGCAAATTTTGTATATGACTCAATCGTAAAGGAAGCCGTTAAAGATGGTTCTAATCAAGCTATTGCTCGTCGTCATGCCGAGATGGGCAAGAAGATGTTTAAGCAGTCATCATTCATCGATAAAACCGTGGGTAAGATGATCGAGCGCATGGTTAAAGAGTCGGTGAAAGAATCGAAGATGGCTAAAAAAATGGCCAAAAAGAAAACTAAGGGGAAATAATTATGGTTAGAGTACTTAGAGATTCGAGCCCAGTAGCAAGAAAAAGTTATAATTGCGATGCATCTGATTGGATATTAAATGATGGTAGAGGCTGGAATGAATACACATGGCCAGAGCGCAAAGCGTTAGTCTTAGCAAGAAGAAATAAATGGAGAATACAACAAGGCGATAAATATTTATATCAAACAAATATTTGGAATGGTGATTTTAATGTGTTTCGCGCAATACCAGCTTTGCATGATATTTGCGTAAAATACGACATGTACGAAGAGTGATTAATTTAACTGGCCAAGTCATCGAGGGTGATAATTATGACGGATTCAACTGGAAATTTAAATAAAGCGATACGAGAATTAAGGCGAGAGCTGCATGGTGTCCACGGCGATGCAAGCGTCGAAAAGCAAGATAAGTGTATGGAAATTTTAGAGAGTATAAAATTTTACACTACCGCAAGGCTGTTATTTGACGATGAGCCAACAAGCTACAGGAACGATATAACACTTAGCGACCTAACTAGGGGAACTTGAGTGACCAAACTAATTAGACCAATCATGTATTTTTGCCGCCGTGGTGTTAATGATATCCATTGGATAATTAAAAAGATGAAAGTCATTCCCGAAGATAGGCGGCTGGAAGTTACTAATCAGTATGAGAAGTTACTAAAGCCTAACGATGGTTGTGCGGGGCGCGATGAAGCTAATGAATATCTTAGGGCGGTAGCTGAAGAATATAGGCCAGAGCGGCCGGAAAGGGTTATTAAGCTGAAGTCTAAAGAACCTAAACGCAGCTTTGTTAGTCAAAAACCAAAAGAACGCGAATATAAATCAGATGACCAGCTTTGGTCGAAGAAAATTTAAGGGGAAGAGGATGATTGAATTAAAAAACTGTCCATTTTGCGGAAGTGAAGTAAGTTGGTGTGGTGAACTACCAGATGAGCCTCACGAATGCCACCAAATAAGCTGTAATGGTTGTAGAGCTCAGCTTGATGTTAACAGTGATGAAACTAAGAATGCTGAAACCATGGCCGAACTAAAGCAAGTTATGGCTAAAGTTTGGAATTCAAGAGCTAATTAATCCAACTAATACAAAAGTCAATTAGCAATTGGTCTAATACCAATAAATCAGTTAAGTGATATGTTTAATAAAACAAAGGGGAATAACATGCTTTTAGCAAATATAACAATGATATGTATGGCCGGGCCAATCATCCATAAGTTAAAGGATGTACCAGGATGTAGAGATGCAGCAGTCAAGCAGTCAGGTCAAATTACTGCCTTTAACAAAATGCTGGGCATCGATAGTCGCGATAAGTTCAAAATTACTTGGGACCAACGCAAAGCAGAGATCGCCGCCGGCGCGGATCCTAAATCGCTACCACCACTCAAACAAATCTAGGCGGCTAAAAATGAGTAATAAAATGAAAATATTAGTAGCCTGCGAAGAAAGCCAAGCGGTAACAATTGAATTAAGAAAGCTTGGGCATGAGGCATTTAGCGCAGACACTCAAGATTGCAGTGGCGGTCATCCTGAGTGGCACGTTAAAGGGGATGTACTTAAAATATTAAACGATGGGTGGGACATGATAATTGCATTTCCTCCATGCACTCACTTAAGCGCGGCAGGCGCGCCAAGTTGGAAACAAAAGCAAGCAGACGGAAGGCAACAAGCGGCGATAGATTTTGTTTATAAAATACGCGATGCTGATTGCCAGATGATAGCGATAGAAAACCCCACAGGTAAATTAAATACGTCATGGCGAAAACCTGACCAGATAGTAAATCCTTTCCAATTTGGCGATCCATTCAAAAAAAGAACGTGCTTATGGTTAAAGGGTTTACCTCGATTGATGAATTCCGACCTGGTTGAGGCGCTGTATCATTACACCTCTAATAGCACCCGGGGTGGATTGCTAAAGGATGGAACAAGAAAAAAATCCGCGTTACCAATATACAAAGCATGGGATAGCGCAAAAGATAGGAGTAAAACATTCCCTGGCATAGCAAAAGCAATGGCTAACCAATGGGCAGGTAAGCTGGTTTAAATAATAGGACAAGTGGAAATGAAACATAATATTTTAGAGCAAATTTATTTAGGTACCAACAATAATGGCGACATTATCAACTCAGATTTAGATGCTGACATGAAAAATAGCTGGGGTACCGACCCTGTAATATTTAGAGCTTTGGATCGTGAGTTTAATTTTGCCTTAGACGCGGCATCCAGTGATAAGAACTATAAGGTACCAACCTTTTTAACCAAGGAGGATGACGCGCTAAATGTTGACTGGTCTAAATATGTTGGCGGGTACCGAGATAAAACTGTGTGGATCAACCCGCCTTATGGCAAAGGTTTTATTAAAAAATTCATGAATAAATGCATTGAAGAAAAAGCCAAAGGTGTTACTTCTGTTTTGTTGGTACCAGCAACGTTAGATGCCCAATGGCTACCAATTAATGAAATATCTGAAATTCGAATTGTAACAGGCGGCAGGCTAAGCTTTTACCATCCGATCACTGGCAAGAAAATTAATGGCAATACTAAAGGATCAATGTTCGTAATATTCAGGCCGTCGAAAATGCCTTGTGTTGTTCGAATGATTGATAGAAATGAATTAATTGATTTAGGTACCATATAAAAAAGCCCATCGATATGATGGGCAAAGGGCTAACATTGACAGGTGAAATGAAAGAGTAACATTATTATGGCTGATTACCAATGTACTAAACACAACATTCATGAATGCTTTGAATCAGTACAAATTGAACTGGAAACAAACCCTGTTTTGATTTTGACGACTCAAAACGGCAACACTGGCAAATGGGGTCTAGCTAGACTTTGGCGTATTTGGATGGCTTCTACCGCTAAATATATGGTCGGTAATGGCGCGACCATGCCGCTAATTATTAAACCTAATGGTGAGTATTATGGTAAACGCCCATTTAATAAAGATGACGCGCACGAACTATTTACTAGCCAGCATTTGGGGGTTGATGCTAAAGGCGTTCGACTTAGTTGGGCCAAGAAAGCCCATGACGGAATGAGAGTGGCAACAAAAGGAGAAAGATTCAACGCATTGTTTAAGCATGAAATTTGGGCTTCAGATCGCGGTATAATCCTATTTAAGCCTAGAGACTCTGATTATTCACAACTAGAACGGGAGCAAAATAAATAATGGCTAAGTTAACGATAAGAACATCAGCTAAGAACGAATGCTGCTCATTGCGCGTAAGCCCTCAATGCTCGCACGATGAAGAAGGCAAGGTAGTGTTGGCGCATTTAAACTCAAACTATCGCGGCACTGGCTTTAAATCGCCTGATATACTTGCAGTGTACTCTTGCCATGAATGCCATTTGCTGCTGGACGCGAGCAAAGTTGATTACGAAGATCAACAGCGTGGAATGTTCGAGACTTTAATGAAACTTGTTGATAAGGGGTTAGTAAGATATGGGTAAAATAATTATAGGTTTAGATCCGGACTCAGATAAGCATGGCGTTGCCGTCTACTATGACGGGAAGCTTGAGGAGTTGCACAGTTTGTCTTTAATGGGCTTACATCAATTAATAGAAGATAATCTGATTGATATAGCTAACGACCTTAATTTTGGCATAGAGGTGCACATTGAAGATGTTAAAGCAAATAACGCTGTATTTATGAAGCCTCAAAAGATGACTCAAAAGTTATTAGGGGAGGCCAAGGCGAGAGGCAGGACTCTCGGAATGTGTCAGCAGTCGCAAACCGAAGTTGAAAGGCTCATCGATATATGGGATATAAAAATTGTTAAGCACAAAATATCTAAGATGTGGAAAAAAGATAAAGCTCAGTTTGAAAAGGTTACAGGCTGGACAGGTCGCAGCAACGAAGATACTCGAAGTGCTGCTTATTTTGGATTTTTGGGGTTGAAATAACTTAACATCACTAAAGTGATTAAAATGTTAAAATACTTAATTAAATGCTACTTCACTGATTATGACACTACAGTTTACGGATTGATAAACGGTAGCGTCATATTGGCTTAGCCTACAAACACATTAACCCCATCAGTGTTTAGCGTTAATAAAGCGTGAGCAGCAGTTGTTGAGAATGTTGCGCCGCTATTCACTAATTCAGATCCCTGTGTTGCAATTATTAACTGATTTGCATCACCGCTTATTTTCTGAACTTTAATCTGCCGACCTGCGACAATATCAACCGTCTGCACTGTGTAAGTTCTATTCCCCCCGGTTGTGTCAATAAATACAGTGGCGTCTAAATCCTGAGAAGTGGCGTTTGAACCTGTGGATCTTATGCGCTTAAACGTCTTCTGCTCAGTAAACCCTTTAAATTCTATACCCGACCCGCGCAAGGCTTTTATGTAATTAACACCGATAGGTATTACAGTTTGAGCTACAGGGCCGTCTATTTCGCCAAATATAAACGCATTCTCAACGGACGAACCTAACCGCAGACCTTCATTAAACGCGCCACGAATGAATCCGTTGAAGTTGACTGACTTCATGTTGCCCGCATTAACCGCAGCGCTGTCTGTCATCCCCGTGCCTGGAGACATGAATCCCCCGCGTATGTTAAGAACACCCTTTTCCCTGGTTGCTGTGCCTCCAACAAATGCCACATGGTCAGCACCGCCAGCTTGATTGTTGGCCTCAATAAAGACGCCGTTCATTTCAACACCAAGACAATCTATTCCGAGTATTCCCGACTCCTGTGCGCTTTGTATTTTGTCGTTGTTAAACGATAAATTAATTGGTTCGTTTGCTTGTTGCCCATCAACAAATACGTTATGCCTCCCCGCTAGTTCGATTCTATTTCGATCAAACGTTATTGCTGTCCCGTTAATTAATGAGAAATTATCTCTGATAGCTGAGTAAATTCTATTATGAATAAATGAAATAGCAAAAGTGTCGCCTGTGACGTTATCGAAAAACCCGTCAATGTCACACTCAAACAAACCTGACAGTCTAAAAGATTTATTAAAGTTCACGCCGTTTCTGTTTGTGATGCCGGCACCGACAAGGCCTACTTTGCTTAAACCATTTCTGTGCGACTCTCTTATATTGTCGCCAACTTCAATAGACGCTCTAGCTGTACTTGTTCCGGTATCAATTAGAATGCAAGTGGCTGCGTTATCACCTTCAATTAAAATCCCGTCAGGAATGTCTATTTCAGTATAATCAAATTGACCCGAAGGTAAGTAAATAGAGCCTTCAACCTGGTCTATTTTGTCCGCTAATATCACATTAACCACAGTCGAGGCTGTTGCTATTGCTGCGGCAATAACCAGATCGTTCTGTACTCCCGTGTTTGACTCAGACAAGCCAACAGATAACAGGTTTATTCTATCTCCTACTAACGCCCACTGATTTCCGCTAGCATCATTAAGCAGCGCATCGGCTAATTGTGCTGGTGATTGGCTAACTGTGCCTGTTACGGCGGTTAATTTCCATTGTGCGCCGCCGCCATCGCCAGTCGTTAAAAACCCCACTGTCTCCATAATAAACCCAACGGTTACAGTGTCGCTAATGCTGATGTTATTTATTAATTGAGTTGTAGTTGCTTTTATATTGTCAACATTCCTAAACCAATTAGCCCCGCTATCGGTTGACGGGTTGTTATTTAAATTGTTTGCTACTAATGATTTCCACTGGTTCCCGTCTGTGGTCTGAACTACATCACCTACACTATAGGTAACATTTACATTATAAATAGGGTTAATCGGAATTTCTTGCCAGACGGTCGGGGTTAGTGTCGGATCGTTATCTTCATTGCCATTGGTTAACGATTGATAAAATCTACCGTCAGAACCTTCTACGAAATCGCTTAGATCATAAATTACTAACGGGCTCCATGATGAAAAGTCGCCAAGTTGTTTTTCTCCACCAACAGGATCACGCTCTGCATATTGAACTGACGCCGCATCAAAATACTTAACTTTAGCTGACCCGCTGAAGAAAATATTTGGCAAGTTACCTGCCGCATCAACAGGAACATCAAGCTCGTTGTCTATTTTTTCCAGCTCATCTTTAAATGTTTTTAAATCCGCATTTGAGTTGGACTTAAAAAACTTTAAAAATCCGTTGGGCTTTATGTTTGTTATTGGTGATAAAAATCTAGCCATGTTATATTAACCTTATGATATATATATTTGCAATTATACCACCTTGCTTGGCATACCTGTCAAAGCACACCTTTCCAAGATTCAGCAAGTTATGCTGGTTTATTTTTGGTTGTGAATTGCTGGCCCCATTAATTATTTTGCTTGAGCAATTCCTTAATTGATTTAAGAGCATTCTTTTCGTTGATGCCTCTTAAGCGCTTTGCTCCGGCCTTTACTCCGACCGCTACCGCTCCAGGTAATGTCATTTGAGCGACATCTACCGCCACATCAATACCAGCTCCCGTGACTTGACCCTTTAATGACGTTCTTGCCACGCCACCAAACAGAGCCTCTAGTTCATCAGCAAAAAGAGTTTGAGTTAAAACATCATCATCAAACGCGCCTCCAAACTTTTGAGTAACGATTTCCACATTTTTTATCGCGTCCATTAGCGGAACTCTTGACTGTGCATTGCTTTCTAGCCTGCGCAAAACAGTACCAAGCGCCTTATCAGCATTAGGACCAAAGAAGTCAACATTTTTCCCCGCCGCCTTCTGTAGTGACTCAATCGCTGTTATGGTTTCCGAGAACCTAACGTTGGCCTCTTTGTATTTGCCGAATTGACCGCTTAAAGTATCGTTGATACCAGATCGAAGTTTTTTAGCCACTCGCTCTGTTTGACCTCCTAATCCCTGTGCTGTTTTTCCAAACGTAACAACTTCATCAATGAATCTTTTGAATTTATGCGCGTCAAGAGCATCGGGAGTTGGGTTCCGTTTTATTTTTAATGCTATATCCCTGATTAATTTCTTGGCTGGCGCAATCGTTTCTATGTCTGAACCTTCAAAATTCGGCTTTAAATCATCACCAAATGTCACGCCAAGCTCCCCGGCATCATCAAAAAACTTTTGAACAGGCTCGTCTATATCAACTTCCTTTCCTTTAAGGTTTTTTGCTACACGCCCGAGTTGCATCCCGGCTTGATTTTTGTTGCTTTGAAGGAAATCAATTTTTCTAACTAACGAATCACCCGCAACATCAGCCGGTCTGTTTATCGCCTGGAATTTCGGATCTCCTTTTCCTTTTTCTAGGGTTTTAATCATTTGCAGCATACGCCGCTTATCAATGGGGGTGGAGTTTGTTATTACCGTCACCATACCCTCACCAAAACCTTGTTTAATTGATTCCTTTTCTTGCCTTCCAAACTTACGGCTAGGCGTTAATCTTTGCTCAAAACTCTTTTTAACTTGCCCGGTTGATTCTTCTGCTATTTCTTTTGCTAAAGGACTGCCACCTCGTGATAGCTTAACCTTTGCTACCGCTTCTAGGCCTATATCTCGTACTGCTCTCGCTGTTGGCGCGACTAATGGCGCCGCAACCTCTACTGCCGCCCCTAGCCCCGTTGCTAACGCTACCTCGCCCGGATCAAACTCGCCACCAACCGCAGCTTGACCCGTTTCTATTGCTGTTTGCGTTGCTCCAGCTGTTACGGCTCCCACACCTGCCCGTCTTGCTATTGCAGACGGAATTATGGCTGCTCTCGCTGCTGGTGTGAATGCCGATGCTATTCCTAGCGCTTGGACCACATCTAATTGGGACAAGCCCGGCTTGTTAAGTGACACTTTCACCCCGGTGTCGTTATTAGTTGCAATCAACTCGCCTTCTTTTGTTTCAGTGATTCCGATAACGCCAGGGAAGCTAGAGGATAATATCTGCCCCAGCTCCCTTGGGTCTGTCGTTGTTAATAACGCTGGCGTTATCGCTGCGCCCGTTAATGGATCTTGACCTGCCAGTAATCCTCCGCCACCAAGCTCTGGTAATGCTTCAATACGCTGCTGCTGAGTTGCTTTTATTTGCTGCGGCTGCAAGGCTGGTTGCTGAGTAACTTGCGGCTGAGGTAAAGCTATCAACCCGCGATTAACGGCCTCGTCAAATTTAGCCCTTGTTTGTGGGTCAAATCTATCTTGAAGACCTCGATTGGCAATCTCTTGCCATTTCTCTTTAGTGGTAGCCATTAGTTAAACAAATCCTCATCCGAGAGCTCTTGAACGTTTACCGCCGGAGCTTGCTGCGTAACAGTGCCTTGAGGTGTAAATGTGAATGTGCTGAGACTTCCGCCTTTGCTGGCGTCTATTAGCTGATCTAATTCTTCGTTTTGTGCGTTTTGGTCATCAATGAAATCAGTTAATAATTGCACGTTAACAGCCTCGTCTCGGCCTAGCCCAAACATGGCGTTTTTCATACCTTGCACGTCTGCATCCGTTGGTCTGATTTCTCCTGATGCTTTCAATTGCTGCCGTGCTGCTACTTCTGCAAATGCGTTGAATTCTTCATCAAATTGACCCTGACTAGTAAATACGCCAGGAATAAATTGAGCCGCCCTGCGTCCAGCTCCTGAGAACGCTTCACCTTTTTCAAGTGCTGTTTTAAATTTTACAGCTTTTTTTACAGCAGAGGACCTACCAGACGATGTTCCTGACAAATCACCAAGTCTTTTTATGTTTCCAGCTTGAATAAGTTTTTGCTCTGCGGTTACCACGCCCTCTTTTGCTTGGGCGCGCTTAATGGTTTGCTCTAGTTTTTTAATCTCTACTTTTCTATCTTGAACTTTTTTATTAGACGCGGCAACAGCATCTCTAGCCGCCGTTCCTGTTAATGACTCTCCGGTAGGTGAAATAACTTTTCTACCGCCACCGCTTAATACTTCAATTATTGTTCCGTCATCTAATATTTTTGATGATTGGATGGATACCGGTCCTTGTGCTTTAAGCTGCGCAGGTATAGAAAGAAAGCTATCAACCTCACGTAATGCCGCTTGAGGATCTTGAAGTGCAGTATTTAAAAGCCCCTTAGTTAAGAACATATCACGGTTTTGAGACTCGCCAGTCTGAATTCTGTTTTGTAAGAATTGAATGCCACGCTGACCGGTCGGGTCTGCTTGCAATAGAGATCTAAATACCGCCGAATCTTGAAATGCTGCGGTTAAGCCTTGATCATCGGTCTTTAGTAGCGACTTAAGCTTTATCGCGCTGTCTGGATCAATAGCTGACAACTCTCTAAATTCTGGTGATTGCAGGTCGCCGGTTTGCCCTAAAGACTCCTGTAATCCGCGAATTTTACCTTGCTGAACAATGTCCTGTCCGGCCTTGAACGCTTCAAGAGGGTTTACGCTGCCTCTAAAACTTGGGTCAAAAAAACCATTAGCCATTATATTTGTCCTAGTTATCTTTCATCTTAAAAAATGCCGCCCAAAATTCCGGTTGCGAGTTGGCCGCCCGTACCACCAGCAGCGCCTAGGCCGCCTGTTATTCCGCCCGCAAGTTGACCCAAACCAGCTCTTAAACCTGCCGCAGAGCCTGTTATTCCACCAGCTTGAGCCTGCCCTATTTGACCAGCCAACCCTGCTAATTGCGTCCCTTGGCCAGTTGATAGGTTAGCTAGTAGTTGTGCCAGTTGTGTTTGTTGTCCGCCCTGCAATTGACCGGCTCCGCTTAGTAAATTAGCGATGTTTACGCCGCCTTGTCCAATTATATCAGATAGTCCAGTTCCTTGCTGTTGTGCTAGTTGTGATAGCTGACCGGTTGTTAGTCCGACCTGCTGGGCTATGTCTCGACCTGCTTGCGTTCTTCCTGCTGCAAGTTGTTGACCTGTTCCAGAAAACAAACCGGCTGCGCCTTGTCCCGCTTGCTGTAAAGCTTGTGCGCCTTGTCCGAATAATCCGGCCTGAGCAAGTGCCGACTGTTGCCCCAGTTGAGCTTGTTGCCCTGCCGCTTGCAAGCCTTGACCGCTTAAAGCTGACAAGTTTTGTATCTGCTGCTGAACCTGTTGAGACGCTTGTGCCTGCCCTAATTGTTGTAGCTCGGTTTGGAACTGACCACTACCCAACCCGCCAAACGCTGTCGCCTGATTAGTTAAGGCTTCTTGCTGTCGCTGTCTAATCAACTGTTGTTGCGGACTATCTTGTAGGGCTTGCTGGAATGCTTGTTGCCCCTGGACGCCTGACAATGCAGATTGCAACTGCTGTGCCTGAATACCTGGTTGCACAAATTGGCCAATGTCAGCCCCGAAATCACCAGATAAAGCCTGTCTTCCTTGCTGTAGTTGACCTAATGCGCCGCCCACGCCTTGCTCCAGCGCTGACACTCCAGCGCCAAGACCGGCCCGTAATGCCTGTTCAGAGCCAGCTAGCCCAAATTGCTGCCCTGGTGCGTGGGTTGCTCCTGCGATATGTGCCATATAATCCTACCCTCTTAATGTTCTTGTTGTTTAGCTAGCAAGTCGAGCTATTCAATATCTGATTTGATTTTATTAAAAACGATCTTTAAATGGCGTCAACCGTAACTCACGCGCTGCCGCTTCTTGTGCTGCTTGCGCTTGTGCCGCTTGTACTGCGGATTGAACTTGCCCCTGCAATACTGAGGTCTCGACTTGTGGCGCAGCAGCTCGTATCGCTTCTAGTTCTGCTTGGCGCTGCCTTTCCTGCTCGAATGGATCTGTAAATTGTGGCAATTGTTGCTGAAAGAACCCTAAGTCTGGCCGCTGTAGCTGCGTTGGCTGTAGCTGACTAAAATCAATGTTCCCACCTAAAATAGCGTTTTGAAATTGAGGGAGACCAGATAGTAGCTGTTGCTGAGCTGCCACATTGCCAGCCTGAAATGTTTGAGCCTGTGCCGGTAAAGCCTGGCCAAACACATCTAAAGCGCCTTGAAATCCTTGCTGTACATTTTGTTGAGCAGCAGGGAATAATTTAAACAAATCCTGTCTAGCTTGCTCCGTTCCTGCTTGTACAAACTCTTGGCTTCGCTCTAATCCTTCTTCCTGCGCCTTGGCTGCTTTTTTCTCAGCGCCGCCGAAAAAAGTATCTGTAATAAAACTCATTGCACGACCCCTTTGATTTTTCCTATTTCGCTTCTAGTTATGCCGTAACATAATCTATCGCCGTTTTTGCATGACTGCCTATCCACACCCTCAAAAGTAAATCCAGCTTTTATTGCGTAAACTTCTATGTGTTTATAAATACGGGGGAATTTAACATTAACTTTTTGATACATCTCAGCGTTGTCGTATAACCACTCCAAGGCCTTGAGTGTGAAATCAATAGAACGCTTTCCCCTGTGTTCTTTTAGTAAGTTAGGGTGATAATTAATGGTCATCCTGCTTTCAGGAGAAAACACCGCAATCCCTATAACTTCGCCATTGTCGACACATGCAAGATAACAATCAGACTCGGCGTTAATATCAAGGCAACCGTCCTCGGCTGTTGTTTCAAGCAGGCTTTTATCAAGTAGAATTTTCTTGATTAGTTCCTTATCTTGAGTGCGTGTAAATTTCAAACCAATATCCACCCTTTTGTTTTGTCGCCTGCAATATCGACATCACGCTTGATATATTTAATGTTTCCAGCCGTCCCCGAGTCATCCATATAGTTAGCGCCCTGAACCGCCTCTATGACTCCTTCAGGGCTTCCTGTGCTGATAATTAGCGCTTGATCGGTTAAGGTCTTAAAAAACGTTCTACTTTGCACCGTTAACGATCCATCATCTTCAGTGATTGGTCTATCCGTGCTTAATTCAGTTATGCTAGTTACCACCTCGACCGCCTCTTATGTTGATTTCTAATTTGATAAATGAAGGCTTTACCGGGTCAGACATAATAAATCTGAATACAGCGAATCTTGGGAATCTTCCAAGCCTGTACCAAATGGCACGCCTAAAGAATTGGCCAACTTTACCGATTGCCCTAGATAATTCATCGTTATATGAGTGACCATCGTTTGAGGTTTGTAGTCTAATTTGTGGGTCGGTAGTTACCAAGTCACCAACTCCGTTTTCAAATGTCGCCTCAACTTGGGTTATCGCTAACGCATCCCCCAGGTTTGCTAGAGGTCTAATGGCTATCGTTCTGATTATTTCCTCGTCATATTCGGTGAATGTATCAACACCAATAACGCCGATTCGTCCATCCTGAGAGTCACCACATAGCACCACGTTAAACGCCGTACCAAGAGAATTAACTCGCCACCTAACAACTTCGGTTAAGCCCCTATCGGTTTTAACCTTTGATTTTCGCTCGTTCCATCTGCTGGTGATCGTATTGAACTCGAATGTTCTAGTAGGCAATGAGAAACCAACGAAATAAGCACCATTTTGAGCGTATGAATAAGCAAACGCCGCGTCTATTTCTTCTTGGCTAAAGTCTTGAAGCGCCGAATCAATTGCTGTTGTTGATACTTTTTGCGGCTGACTTCCGCTTAGCGTCCATATTGCCGGTGATTCATTAGTTCCGCCGCCAATCCACATAAATGAATTATTAGTGGCTATAATGCTAAACTTTGCAAAAACTCCTTTATCAACAAAGAAGCCCGTTCTCTGGAATTGACCGCCTACATTTCGAAATTCTTCTATCGTTTCGCTTCCGCCAACAAATAGCTTATTTTTATAAACTTGTAAGGTAACAATGTCGTCGGGATCTGATTCCGCGCTAAATACGTTTAACGCATTCCAGCTTGTTCCGTCATTGGCATCTGAACGAATGAACTTTTTACTATCAGTACTAACAACAAAGAACGAATCAATGAATACTACAATTTGAGGTGAGCCGTTAGCCGTGAAGCTAGCGTCAGTTATTTTGACAAATGGAGTGCCTGAGCTCTCATCTATAATGAAGCCGTCGCCACCTGGAACCAGCACCATTAATTGAGTGCCGTTATCTGCCATTGAAACACGTCCCACGCCGGGTATGGTGCCCAGGTTAACTGTGGTAAATACTTCATTACCCGATCCATCGATAGCTCGATCGACTCTTATTAAGGTTTCTCCATTCAAAAAATAAGGCAGCCCCGCCTTAACGTGCATCCCTCTATTAATTTGCTTGCTTACGCCGGTTGTTTGTATTTGTTTGATACCAGCACCGCCAAACAGCGTGCCGGTTGATAATGCACCCTGAGTCTGCGGTATATTTACATACCAATTAACACACTCTTGCGCGCTGATTGGCAATGAATCAGATAAATAAAAGCCGCCGTCAATCGGTACGTTAGTTCTAGGCATTAGTTCACCCTCGATATGCCAGAAGAAACTAAAACATCAGTTGTTGTTGATTCATTTGAAACAAATATCTCCACGGTGTTAGTGGTAGCTAGGTCTTCCTGCCAATGCACATCAATAGTTAAAGGATTGCCAGGACTTACAGATTGGACTCTTAATGAATTAGCAACAGCGACTCCGTTAATTGCAATTTGTATCCCTATATTTTGGGCTCCCCCACTTACGGGGGCTACAGTGATACTTCCCGTTAATGGTAGTTTTGCATTTTTACCGCCGTCATAAGTCAATTTTCCAGCAGTAGTTCCTGACATTTGGCTTATTGTTTCGACTACCCATGTGCCAGCAACTAAAACACCTACACCCGCAGTGGTTATAGTTGTGTTTATTGCGTTTCCCTGCATCGAAAGCAAACCATCGGGCCTGGTATTTGCAATGTCTGAGTTTAAATCAAAATTCCATAAAGCATCATCTACAGTAATGCCAGCAAGAGGCGCGCCCGCTCCGGTAGTTATTGACCTAGTTAATATGCCCACTCCGCCCGCGGCAATATTGGCAGAGCTAGCCGCGCCGCTAAGCAGAGTTGTTCCAGCATCTAAATTAATAAGGGGCAAATCTGCTATAAACGATTTAAATGTTGCCGTCCCTAAGTTAAAATATGCACCGCCTGAAATTGAGGCTGATGAAATCTCATGTAAAAACGTATTCCAATCACCCGTAAGCTCAAATCCATCTGTAGTTATAATGGACGGGCTGACGTTAGTGAAGCGACAAACGCCAACGCCACCAACACTATTCATTAGCGCTATTTTGTCACACGCTTTAATTGTGACATCATTCATGCGGAAGATTTTAAATACATTAGTTGACCAGTTTAAAATCCTGCCGTTAGCGCAGCTAATCGACATGGTACTAATTCTATTAGCAACATTAACACCCGTAAACATATCGCCTGTGCCGGTATATGTGAATAAAATGTTCAACGATTCAGTCCCGGCAATCGTTGTAAGTTCGTTCATTACGAATCTATTAGCGGTTACAACATCCTGAACTAATAAATATTGCGTGTCAGCAACAAGTGTTATAACCCCTGCAACCGCTGTAGGGAAGTCAGCTTCGACAGATATGATCACCGTCTTTGTTGATGCCACCGCCGCAATTGCTGTTATCTGTATTGAGTCGCCGGTTGACGACACATTAATTCCAGTGCCAGCAACGATAGATCTAAAAAAGTATTGATCTAGAGTTAAATCTTTAATGAGCTGGACGCCTGCCGCACCCTGTACAAAATTTGCGGCTACGTTTACGCCGTCTTGAGGACTGATACTTGTGATAATGCCTTTTGATGATTCAATGTTTCGAATCTCATTGATGCCTGCTGATGGCTGATTAAGTACCGGAGAGCCAGACGGATCGCCAATAGGCGTCAGCGTGCCGGTTACACCAAGCGAAGCAATAAAGTTTGTAAAAGACACATTGAAATTCGTGCCAGAACGAACGAATGTTATTAAGTCCGAGCCTTGCAATAATGCTTGATTTGTAAAGTCGCTAATCTTTTGGCTATGGCTCATGGGTGTTGCTCTCCAGCAGTATCGAACCGCCTTGCTCTGTTAATAACTCATCTTCTGGACATGGGAAGAATCTATCGGTATTAAACGTGTTCTCACCTTCATTGCCTGAACCAATAGGTAATGTACAAGGGAATCTGGTTGGCTTGATAAAGATGGCAAGCTTACGCATCGCGTCTTTACCTTCCCGCGCATTCTCTCTTAACTCTGCCGTTAATGGGAAGTCATACGTCGGCAGCATCCGAACGGCCAAATTAAATAGCAACCCTTCAGTGGCGCCATCTGGAATAGTTACCAAATCAGTCGGTTCAACTATGTTTGTATAGCCTAGATTAATTCCGCTAGCGGCAAATGACGCCATCATTCTATTGGCGTATCGCCTTGCTGTTTGAAAATCAACGGGCTGAATTGGTTGCTCTGATGCCTGGACCAGTATCGCCTGTAATGAGTCTCCAAATAGTTCTTCTGCTGTCTCAGACATTATTCACCCATAAATTAGTTAGGGACCGAAGCCCCTTTGGTTAATTTTTATCTTCTTGCTCTGGCTCTGGTTCCGGGTCCCCGGCATTTGGCTTTTGGCTTTTAGCTTTTGGATTTTTAAAAGAAAAACCGTCTAAACTTTCGTCGCCACGCTTTAGGCAGGCAACCATATGTTGATTAACCTTTAATGGCTTACCGTTAGGCTTGTAGATAGTGGTTAACTTCTCTTCTTGATCTGACATTTTATTACCCTCACAAATTAAAAGGAGGGGCGAACCCCTCACTTGTTGTGGTTATTAAGGAGTACCGAAACCTTGGCCAGCGAAGAACGGATTCATAACACCGTAAGCTGGGCGGAAATCGATACGCACCTTCTGCTGGTTCTTGATAAAGTCTGAACCTTTAGAAACTCGGAACTGTAAACCATCTTCAGTAGTTGCAATAGTGTCAACAGATTGAAGCTTCTTGATTGGAACCGAAGCGACCGTAAACGCTTGAGGGTGCCAGAACAAATTAGGCTGAATAATGTCACCCGCTGCACCTAGCAGGGTAATAACATCAGATGCCGCGATAGCTGAGCTAGTTGTGTTGTATTGACCAGCAGCTTCAAAGATTGCAGGGCCGGTAATAACAATCACACCCGTACCTGTAGCTGACAAGGTAACATCAGAAACAACCGTACCGCTGAACAGAATAACCGCGCCTGTCTCATCAAGAATTAACTCCCGAGTCGATAGGTTTAGACGATTACGACCAGTTACACGCAAAACTTCACCGGCTTTAATGACTAAATCATTAGTGAAGGCTGCAACTGTAATGCTTTGCGTCATGGTGTCTTTAGCTGTTAAGTAAGTAACGTCAACGCTTGTAATTGTACCTGCCCGGTCAGCACCTGCCGCGATAGTATTACTACCTAACGTGTTGGCAGACATAACCTTAAGGCCTGCAAAGTTATCAGCTATGATAGCTTCTCGATGCGCTTCGGAGATTAAACCGCCAGCCGTACCGCCAGCACCTAAGCTACGCTGATCGCTTGCTAACTTACGCTGAGTAAATGGGTTAACAGCAACGTTCCATTTTGCATCACGAGGGACGCCTGTCGCATCTAAAATAGAGCCATAGGCTGCGATATCATCCCACTTAAGGGCTGGGGATCCGTATGTACCAGATAATAGACCTGAGTTATTTTTCATAAACTTGGCGTAATCTAACTCGAAATCGGTTTTCATTCGAGTTGCCATTGGTGCTAGCAACTCGTCAAGTTGGTCCATCTTGATCGCTTCGTCTGCTTCATCGAAATCAACAAAGGCAGTAAAGTAATCTTGCACGGTGGCAGTTGCCTTGCCGGTGATGATGTCGCTCGGTGTTTTAGACGTTAAATCACCTTCTGGTGTTCTTACTGTTACGTAATCAGTCGGACGTTTAACATCAATTTTATCACCAGTTGAACCGTTGAACTTACCAGCAAAAAGTTGGGTATTAACGTTTTTAGTTAAGACTCGTTCGGATTCGAACTTATCCAAGAATGAGCGCATCAATTTGCGCGTAAAATTACTGTCGAAATTATTAGCCATGAGTGGCCTCCATATTATTCAAATTTAGCACCCTTGATATGCTTGTATTTACCAGCTTCAGGGTCTGCTCCATTACCTTGCAAATTAGTTGCAGGGTCTGGGGTGTTGCTTTGTTTCGGTTTTAGCGCTGCTGCTTTAGCTCGAATTGAGTCAAGTTTGGAACCCACTGCAAAGGGTGACATTTGTGCCAATTCAAAGCCTTCTTGCGGGTTAGCCGCTAAGTGCTTTGTAATTAATGGGCCATCTGCATCACCTAAAATATGCATAACCAAATCATCTGATAATCCATATTGTGCTACTGCGCTTCCTGCTGCTTGCAATTCATCCTGCTTAATGCCTAACTCTAAAGCTTTACTGCTGTAGCTTTGCATTGACTGCTGAATTTGCTCTTGCTTCTGTTGCTGCGCTAACTGTTGTTGATTCTGTTGCTGTTGCAAATAAATCTGATTGCTATTGTTAAAATTAGCTTGGGCAATAATTGCCTCATCGCGCTGCTTAATTTTAGCGTCGAAATCATCATCAAAAGCATCAGGCATTGGTGGGATTTCTCCGACTGCTGCCGCTTGGCGTTCTCGATCAGCCTTTTCAAGCTCTGCGATTCTAGCGGCTGACGCTGCATTATCTCGCTCTGCCTGCTTAAGCTGTCCATACTGCTTATTAAACGCCTCGTTAGACTTTTGTTTTGCTAACTCAGCTTCATCAACTTGTCCATTCGATTCAGCTTGAACTTGCTCCCCAGTTTCCGAGGCTAGGATAGAATCATTTATTTCGACTTGTTGCTCAATTACTTCTGACCCAACAGAATCGTTTTGCGGAGTATCACTCATGTTTATCGACCTTTAAGGCATAGTCTTTCGACTGAGCAGCTATTAAGGTTAGCTGTTGACCTTGTTATATTATAAAGGTTTTGCTATCCTCGCTATAGATAGGCAATTCGCCTATACCAAGGATTAAATATGACCTGCAAATATACAAGTATAATCCACGCTAAAGGCTGGACTGTTAAAGAAGCGTGTAAGCATTGGGGTGTTAGATATGATGTATGGCGCAGAAAGTGCCGCAATGAGAAAATGAAAGCGCAGTTATTGTGCATGTGTCGAGGGCTTGAGATTAAGGAGATAGGGTGATGAATGTATTGAAGGCGCTACTTGGAACTAAAACAGAAAAGCCAATAATGACCGGCGCATTGCATGGTGAAACAATTAGAGCCATGCAAGAGTATTTAAGTAGATATATGGAGGCGTTTGATTCTATTATTGAGTTGCAAAATCTAACTGAAATGCCTTCTGTGATTTTTAATAAGGAAACAATGGCTAGATACACTGGCATGCCGATTGATCAAAATAACAATGACAGCCCACGCATACAATTAACATTCTTGAGGGGTGAGGTTACTCCTATACACGCATGCTTAGTTGATATTGACGGTAAGGAGGTAGAGGAGTGAGCGATTTAAAGTGTGATGAATGTGGCGAGGAAAAACAAAGCGTAACTCTCAGGGAGAACCCTTATCTTAATGAGACATATCAAGATAACACAAAGCAACTTCTATGTGATGAGTGCATCGAAATGTGGAATATGGAGATATAAGAATGATCAATAGTATAACAATGGGTAAACACCTACAGGTAAACGTATCCAATAGTGATAGCAATATAACCATCGATTGGGCATATATTGAAAAGGCTGTTAATTATCACGAGAAGCTGGTTAAGTTTTTAACTATGGCCGCTTGTTACGCTTGCGTAGAAGGTAGTGAAGAAGAAGAGAAATTTACAGAAAGTTTACTTAAAGAATTGGGGTTAGATGATGATTAAACAATACAAACTCAGAGAATTAAACAAGTCACCGCAACTACACAAAGAAGTCTTTGTTTTAGCTTCTGATGCTATGCAGATGTTGGAGCAGTTCATTGAGGCTGCTGTCGCTGCGGGTGCTGATCCAGATAAGTTAATGGAGGGTGTTAGTGATGAGCGAATATCCAAGTGATGCAACAAGAAAACTTTTAAATCTATTTAACGAAAGTTCGCAAAGAAGTTTTTTAAATTCATTTCAATCTGAGAATACATTTCAGAAAATGGAAGCTGAAAAGAAATTAAAGTTTAGTAAAACCACCTTAAGAATTCCGTGGTATCTAAGAATATTCACCAGTGTTATTACAAACATTGCTTACGCATCATTTAAAGATGGCCTGAGCGAGAATAGCACGGACACAATAACAATTAGGCGACCTACTCCGTATTCAAGCGTCGATGGCGATGGAGGTACTAGCGATGACAAGATTAACTAAGCACGAAGTAAGAGAGCAAAAGCGACTATATGAGCAACTAGACTTCTTTGGAGCAAAGAAGAAACGGTTTGTTAGTATTTATGCCAAGAAGCCACACATTAGATTGAAGGTTAAAGGTGCCCCAGTCTCTAGGCATCAAGCTAAGGAATATTGGTTAGTTGAGCTCGCTCGCCAACAGGCTAATCAACAGGCTTTAGCTTGCGGGCAACTCTTTGCTAGTCAGCAATCACAAATGGCAGCTATGGGCGCGCGTGGCCTTGCAAACTCTCAATTTGGCTATGCAGGTGGCTTAGGTTTAGGTCAAAGAACGGCTGGATTAGGAATGCTCGGCGCAGCATACGGAATGCAACTAAATCACTTAACTGATGTGTTTTAATGGAGATGATGATGACTAACGAAATGAAATTACTAATGGCCTTTATTGAGGCGAGCGGGTTTGATGTTGAGTCAATACAAGATAGAAAGGAGATGTATAATATTGCCGATTGCATCGATGGGGAACCAAAAGAAAACGCCTTACCAGCTAGTATTATAATGACGACAGAATACAAAGTAACAAAGAAGGGCGTCGACACGGTCGGTGTTTTAAAGCGGATCATGAGTGATGAAGGGGCTTTAAATTATTTAGGAACTGATTTATACGAAGAAATATCGCAATTAATAAAGCCCTAATTAAAGGGCTTTTATCATCTACTGATTAGGAAGCTCGGGATCTAACTTATCGTCAACATCCTGAGCGTCTATTACTTTCCTGCTTTGATTGATAAATGCCCCTGTTGTACCCGGGCCAACTATACTATCGACTCCCATCGCCTCACGTAAAGTCTTAAGGTTATTTATAGCGTCGTTAATCTCCTGTTGCTGCTGCTTTTGTTGGTCAAGGAAGATATCAAACTGTTGCTGCTGCGCTTGCATATCAATTTTTTGTTGACCTTGATCAATCTTAGCTGCTTCGACATTAAACTTGTTGCTATTCTCTCGCTCAAACTTAGCAACGTCTAACTGTAACTCTTCACGCTTCAACGCGATTTTATCCTGTTCTAACTGGATGTTCGCTGCTTTAACTTGCGCATTGAATTGAGCTTCTTGCTGCTTGGTTTGAGCGTTAGCCACATCAGCTTGGCCTTTAAGCTCTTCGGCCTTGGCTAGTATTAGATTAGGGTCTTCTTGAGGCGGTTGTTGTGCCGCCGCTTCCTTCGCGGCTTGAGCTTGTTGCTGCTCTTCATCGGTCCATTGCGACTCAGGGATTAAACCAGCGTTGAACAACTCAACTCTTGACCGTTCGGCCATTTGGTCCATGCCTGGAACAGCTAAGTTCTTAAGCCAAATGTCCATGCCTTTCTGTGCGATAGTTGGGTCGATTGCTGCCATATCGAGGAACGCTTGAGCGGTTTCTTTTTGCTGACTATTAAATGCGGGGCCAAAGTCGCACACAACATCGTATTCGCCAATAGTTAAATCATTTACAGTAACGTTGGTTTTCGTCTCTTCATCGAATGTAGGCTGGTTAATTAATACCATCTTACTTGTGCCATCCTCTTCGAGAATTCTTATTTGCCTTGTTGCCGGGTACACCCTAGGGATTGCATTAATTAATATTCTTCCAGTGTGGCATACGGGTATTTCTAGGGCCTTAAACCATTTAATTGAACCAATGTTACCTTGCTCAATTTGCTGACCTCCAGCAATACCGCTCTGCACCGGATTGGCGTTGCCTTGTAATGCGTTGAATGAGTTAGCTGATGAAGCGACCATCTGTTGCATGTTGGCGATGGTTGTTTGTAGCCCTGTGCTTTGTACTGGCCCGCCTTGTAGCGTTGGTACGTAGCCTGGAAATTCAGGATCTGGATTAAATGTTCTAACAGGGTCATGATCGGTATTCATTTCTGAATAGTCATGGCCGGCGATCATAGTCTCGGTCATCCAAACAGCAGGGCTAGGGCTTAACGCGCCGTCCTCGATATCACGACTCATAGCATAATTTAATACGCGCTGGTGGTCAAAGAGCTTTTCAAGTTTGCCGTAATAGATGGATTTGTTTTCGAATATGTCAAAGTTCCCGTAAATAGGTACGATGGGGATAAAATCGAACACCGTCTTTTCTTCTTCTTTTAACCAATCGCCACCATCAAACATGCGAGAGTGAACGCGCCATGATTTGCGAGTTCTGCGCTTTTCTTTGCCCTCGTTATCAACTTCGATAGTGATACCTTTCTGCGCTAGCTCGTCCCGAACCTTTTTAAAGTCGTCATTATCGCGGTACACTGCGCCGTTAGTCATGCGTACTAGTTCAATGTTTACAGGCTTTTTGTAATATAGTTGACCAATAACCACGGTCTCAGCCTTGTTAAAGTAAGCTTCAGCCTGCTTATCATCGGCAACGCCTAAGCCGGAACCTTCGGGCCAATCCTTATTATACTTAGCCGTTGGCACCGCGATTAGTTTAACGCCCCACTGCGCGTCACTGCGGTCTTGCATTACTGAGCCTAAATCAAACCATACGCTATCAACCGCATTGGGTATCTTGCGGATAAACAGATCTTGATCGAATGCATCACCGTCAACCCAGTCTTGAACTATTTCCCACGCATCAAAGCCGCCAATCACATTAGATCTAGCTGCCTGAGCAAACACTTGATCAGCGTTTGATATGTTGCGGATATTTCGAATGAGACCGTTTAACGTCTGAGCTGTTTCTACTGATGAATCACCGCCGGCAGGAGATACCTTTAGGCTAAAGTCGGATTGATCAATCTCACCGGATATTTGATCGACAATAGGCGTGAGCATGTCAAACGTACCACGGAATCGACCATCTAGCTTTGCCCATGCGTAAGGGTCCCACTGACCATCACGCTTAGTTAGAAATAGCTTGGCCTCTCTAACTGCTTGGCGAGTGTCATCTTCTGACTCTTGAGCCTCTTTAATCATGATTAGCACGTTAGAGTGCTCTGTAAAATCTATTTCTATTGGCATAATTTACCTACAAATGGAATTGAATTTCAGTTTAGTAACTTTATTTAAATTTACAGGCTCTGTAAACGTTAAGGCCCCAGCATCCCCGTAATCAGGACTGAAGCCATACTTTGATTTTATCTTATCTTTCGACCACAATACTCGGCGATCATTTGAATCTCTATCGTATGGTGAGGCGCACAAATCAGCCTGTAATTCATCGTCGTCCGGTATATCCGCTGGTAAGCTTTCATCAACAAGCCAGTCGGCCATCTCGCCCCACATCTCATTACGCTTATTTTTGTATTTCTTGGGCTTTAATGGGGATGATCCAAAGTATACCGCTTTTACTCTACTTTTATAACCCAACTCGTGAAGCCTATCAACAATGTCAACTCCGCCACCGGCATCAATAAACATCATGTCAGGAACTTTACCTGCATCAGCGTCAATAGTGTCCAGTAGCTCAATACAGATAGCAACATTCTTACCTAGTGAATTACATTGCTCACCTTTAAATGATTGCATATCATACATCTTGCGACCTTGGCGCTTTATAGTGGCAAACCTATCGCCGCCTCTTGAGGGGTCAACTCCGACAATTAGCGGGCCACTGCCGTTAGCTGTATTACCCCTCGCTGTCATACATTGGTCTGCGTTTATCAACCCGTCACCACCAGAAACTTGAAACGCCTCTGCCGCGTTCATTGGGTATTCTTGCTTGAATGCCTTTATGCCATCAACGCCGTCAGTAGTTAGCTCAGCTACCTTCATTCTGCGCCAGAACACTTGTTGATTATCTATATCATAATGATCTTTTAATTCCTGCTCGTCCATCGTCGGCCTGAAATCATCTGGTGTAATCTTTCTATACTCAGATTGCCAATACCAGGGAACAAAGATAGCTTGAAATTCTGACAAGCCCTTTTCTGCTAACTTCCATTGTTCATGAAAGAAGTTACCCACGCCATTAGCAGTTGACTCCCATATCACCTCTGTTCCATCCGCATCGGGTACGGCCTGCATGATACCTTTGGTATGCTCGCTAGCATTCATCCAGAACGCAACCTCTGAGCCGTGAAAGTATTGGATTGTTTGGCCTCGACCTACCGCCTTATTTCCTGCGGTGCCAATTTTATAGCCTGAGTCGAGCTTATCAAAGTGAAGCTCTTTGGCGTTGGCCGCGCTGGTGGTTGGCTTAACAAATGAAGGGAGGCTGTCGTAATAACGCTCAGTCATCTCAAACAGCGCGTTAGTTGACTCGCCGTCGTGAGTAAGTATAAATGCCCTAACGCCTTTTTCGTGAGTGGTTCGCCAAATGAATCGACCCTCAACATAAGTTGAAGCGCCTTGTTGACGCCCCTTTAATAAAATTGCTCTTATTTTACCGGTCTTTGATCGCTGCTCTTCTAGTCGCTTATGAATATACTCTTGAGCGTCGTTCAGTACTAACTTTTGCAGCCCTTTGCCTTTTGTTCTTATGCTAAGGCAGTTGCGAGCGTAAAAGTGGAAGTCATCTTTGAGGCGCTGCCTAGTTTCCATGTCGTTCATTTGAGTGAGTCCAGCCATTGTTCGTGAGACATTTCAACAATGACTTGCTTTTCACTGTACGCCTGAACGTCAACATGCTTGCCAATAATCTCTAAAGCCTTGTTAGCTCCTGACTGTTCAAACCTGTATTCTCCAGTAGGCTCCCCTTGTACCATAACAGGCTCATCTTGCATGCACCTATCAAAGACGCGTTTAGCGTTTTTGAGTACCCATGCGGCGTCTATGCGCACCTCGTCGCTGCGTATAGCCTTTAATTCAGCTATAAATTCAGCGATGACAGGTTTTGTCATGTTCTCAGCGCTTGTTTGTCTTGCTGTTTTCTCTGAATAGCCCGCCCTGATTGCCGCTTGAGTAGCATTCAAATCTATCAAATACTCCTCACAGAACCTTTGTTGCTTTGCTGTCAGTTTAGGCTTGGTCATATTGATGCCCCCGGCAATCTATTTCTTAGTCTTTGGTTTGGGCTTTCTTGCAATCTTCCTGGCTTCTGCTCTTCGTTTGTTTGCTATGTTTTTTACTCGTTCTGATTTTGTGTGCTTAGGGATGTGACTATCCTCCTAGACGTGATTACGCCTTTCATTGCTGTTAATCCTACTTACGTTTGATGGGTTTATATTGTAACATCGAGCTATTTCTGCTTGGCTATAAATTTCAGTAAATAGAAGCTCCCTTATTTCGTGAACCTCCTCAATAGTTAGTTTGGTTCTCATTCTATCTTTTTTTGCAGCATCAATCATATTTTCTAATTGAGTGCCTAACCATAGGTGATCTGGATTTACACACATTCTGTTATCGCAGGTATGGCATACAAACTTATTAGATGGTATCTCCCCTTTATGCAGCCTGTAACTTAGCCTGTGGGCATAGTTCTCTTCACATACAACGGCAGCATACCCAGACTTATGAGGTTTAGATTGCCATACCCAACACTCACCTACAACCTTGGAGTTGTCAAGAATGTATTCTTTATTCTTATTTACAATGATAGGCATGACATTCTCCGGTAAATCATTATTGTAACACACGGTTGATAGATACGAAAAAACGCCAGTTAAGGCGATTTTTTATTGTTTATTGTTTATCGGATAGATTAAAACAATTCAATCCGCCGGTTTAGTGCCGACTCGTAATTCTGCATAGCGACTAACTGAACCATTAATAATCCTTGCTCAACTGCCGGTAACGCTGCGTAAATATCACCGTGCATAAAATCAATTAGCGCGGCTGTTTTAACTGCTAAATCATTAAGCTCTGTCACTACTCGTTGTTGATGTGGTTGCATTTTATTTTCCTCGCGCCGTCAAAGGTGACGCAAACCTATTTAATTGTCGCTATCTTCTTTCTTTGTTACTTTGTAATCCACTGTTCTGACTTTTCTACTCACCATCCCGCCGGAACTGCCACTTGTCCATTTGTTTTTATCTTCCTGCGTCATGCCGTGCAGCTGCATATAGTTAATTTCGTGGGTTTTAATTTTTACATCTTCTTCAATCTCATACCCGCTAGCATTAATAAAAGCTCGTAGCAATTTCATTTCATCGGTCATCATTTACCCCTTTAATTGAATTGTAAACTTAGACATGAGAATGTTTGCATCATACTCATGAGAGCCCGTTTCATTGCTGAATGCTTCAAGCTCAATAGCCAAAGCATCGCGCAACTTGTCTTCGGCTGTCTGGATTGGTTTAAATGAATATCTTTCAGTTCTAGCGGTCTGCTCGCCTCCGTGGGAATGATTTAGGAATATAGAACGTTCTCCAATGTACAAGGCAGTAGCAACACCTTGCGCCTCGCCATCATAAAACAACTCAACATCACTACCAATCGGCGGCTTAATTCCAGCATCATGCATTGCCTGTGTGAATGCTGGGGTTTCTACCGAGCCCTTGGTACATAAATAAGTTCCATCACCTTGCCTTTCAAGTTCAGCGCCGTCTGCCGTTGTTATATTCATAATGTGTGGCCTTGGTAGGTCTTGACCTAATGCCACCCCCAACGCTTCGACCTGTAATGCTATGTGATATTCTTTAGCTTTAGCTATGACGGCGCCAGGAAGCTCATCGCGTGAGTTAACCATAATAACATCGCCTTCATTTAAGGTTTGTAATGCTTGCTCTGCTTGGTATTGTTTTAGCATGGCATAATAATGAGGTGTCCATGACACACGGTCAGGGGCGATCTTCCACCCTATGCCTTTAGCGGTTAAAGGAAGCCAAGGACCTAATTCACCACTCATCTCAACAACCACATCATCACCCACTGGCTGAGTTCCGGTGTTTGGGCGGTCTGCGAATGAGATTACATAAAGGTGTGACCAATCGGTAAGTAAATCTTGCGCTGAGCAATTCATATTCATGCAATGCCCGATGCTATTAACCTTAAACTGCATCTTTCCGAGATCGTCCCACAATAAATCATCAATCACAAACTCTGTTGTTTGACGGCTAAACCACGCCGGCACTAAATTTTCTGTGTTCATTTCGTTATCTTGTGGCTGTGCGTATTGTGTTAAACCGTTAGTTGTCCAGTAGTCGCGGGTTTCGTTGTATGGGCGGGATAGCTCGATAGTGCCCTGAGCGCAAGTGGGATAATCGTTACGCGCTTCAGTGCCGTCGCTACAAAGGTAAATGTATTCACGCTCAAGGAATGTATAAAACCAGGAATGAGCGCCTTTCCATCCAAAATGCGTCGCGTCTTTCGTATTCTCTAATATAAATGTCATGTTAGTTACCTTTTGTTTTATTTGTGTTGGATTTTATAAGTCTTCTTTGATTACGCTTTGGTCAAATACCAATAACCACATCAAACAAAATTCGTTCATCTCTTTCATGTTAATAAATGTCGGCTGAACTATACATCCTTCGGATCTTGTGCCGACCACCACGCTACCATCTTCTAGCTTCATGCCTGCAATACCTCCATTGTAAACGCCGCCAACGCTTTTATCCCTGCCATCGATTAAGTAACCTGACTTGTCTTCGCTATTGCCAAAGTCAGCTTTTATTACGTTGCTCATTGTTATTCCTTATTTATTATTAATTTATCGTAACGCTTTTTGTCTGCACGAACGCAATCAAGCACCCATCCAGTTATCCACGTTATTAAGTAAGCTATTTCTTCGTTAGCTGTCATTGTTGGCTCAAGCCCCACTACATCACCTATCCTCATGGCCGCGTGAAATGATTCATGCGCCAATACTGGAATTTCAATTGTATGATTTTCTTGTGGAATCCATATGCCTAAATCGTTTCGACCATCCGCCCATATAACAGCGCCGCCAATACTTTCGGGATCTCGGTGTTCATGGTCAAATAAATCAAATAACGCAACTAGATTTCCGCTGTATCTAATGTCAAGGCCATATAACGGAACTGTTGTCGTATAAACTTTTGGCTTTAAATCAGTCATTGTTATTCCTCTTTATTGTTATCATCAATCTGTCGCTTAGCTTGCCGCAATATTTCATGCGCATCATTGTAAGCATGGCGAGCTATGCAGGCGTTACATTCGGGCCCAAAATCAATACATGAAAAATCTTCACTTTCATGAGTGCAATCGCCATCACCTATTTTATCTATTTCATCAAATAATTTACTCATAATCTTTCCTTATTTATTTTTAAACATTAGTATCAATAAGACCGTTATTAAAGGGATAGAGCCTTAACGATACTTCTAATACAAATACATAATCCAGATATCAGCTAGCATTTTAATCCATTGAGCTGCCCAAACTCGACCCTTAATTGCGCTGAAACGCGGCCTTAAACGTTGTCTTATGTGTAGGTGGTGCAAATTGCATTTTTGATTCGTAGCTTTGAATATCGAATTTCGTGGAATAGATCGTGGTCTAAATCGGTGATAAGTCTGTATATATTGAGTGAGCTAGTGATTGTTGTTTCTAAGGTGCGTTTCGAACCGCAAACAATCCAACCCACGTTTTACTAACTCACTCATATATACAGGCTTGATACTTGAAAGGAAATTTGGTGGATGTGGCAGGAATCGAACCTACGCTGCCTTTCGGATCGGATTTACAGTCCGAACACGATCCATACGTGTCTACACAACCATTAAAGGGTTTGGCGGAAGTATGAGGAGTCGAACCACTAACCTTTCGGTCACTACGGCGTTCAAAACCGCTTGCCAGCCAACCTAGCAGATACTTTCTAAAACTAAAAAAGATACTTAGCTGTAACCCTGTTGATAAAGGGGCGAACGTCTGATAAGAAAAACCCACCAGAGTTACAGATAAATACCTTTATCAAACATTACTTTTCAAGTGGTTATCACGCCACAAAACCATTGTATCACTTACTAGCCATTAATCAAAGAGACATTGATTTGCAAATGTTACCTCTTACGATATCTCTTGCCTGCTTTGAAAACTCAGGGTCAGGGTCGAAGAATGTGCTCATATATTGCATTTTCTCCATCAACCCACCGAAGTAACTAAGTTGAGTTTCCATTATTTTAACTTGC